ATCTGCTTGTCTAAAAGCGGCTAATGCTTCTTGTTCATCATTTCCTGCCAATTCAGTAATTCCTTTGTCTCCAATATATCTTGAAGCAAAACGTCTCGCTGATTTAGCGGCTATGTATTGCCTTGCATACTCAGGGAGTTGTTCAAATTGTTGGACTAAGACTAAGTCCACTGTAGGTAGGGTTGTTGATGTTCCAAATACATCTGTATGATTATCCATATCGTATAGAAAACCATTACGAATAACCAAGTTTCTAAATCGGTATTGTGCAGATGCGTCTGCTTGAACACAGTTAGATGGTAAAGGTACTTTATTATCAGTATTTCTTGTTAAAACATAAGCATAATGAGAATTGAAATTCCACCCCATAGACTGAATTGACATAGATGTTTCATCTAAAATATTTTTAGCGACAGATACATCAGTAGTTACTGTTCCTGTAATTGCGTTTACAGGAGCTTCACCAATTACTGAAAGCATTTGATTAACTGTTTGTAGCTCAGTTGTGGGTGTTATTTGTGTTGCCATTATCTATACTATTATTGCTATTATTAAAATGATTCCAAAAACAAGAACTACTTTTTTATGTTCAGTCCAAAAATGTTTGGTTTCAAGATATTTTTCTTTTATTTTATCTATCATAATTATTTGTTATATCCTCTTGTTGATTAAAAGTAGAAAAGGGGGATTGCTCCCCCTAATCTATTGTGGTGTAGTAAAGAAACTATTACGCTTCTTTAATTCCTACAGCCGCTTCAGGTCTAAGGACTCCGTGTCCCATAGCATATTTAGCGACCATTAATGTACCTTGTCTTCTGATGTCATATTCTGACTCAACAGCCAAGTCCATAAGTTTAACAGTACCAACTGCACTAGGGTGCGATACTAGACCTTCATAGTTAGTCAGGTTTACAGATTGAGGCGTTCCGCCTGTTGCTGTTTGACCTGCGTCTACATCTGAAACGCCTACATCATCTTTCACAAAATGAGCCATAGGTACTAAATCAATACCAGCTATTTTTGCTACTCTACCTTCTGCGATTGAACCTCTACCACTAAAGTCTACGTTAATAGCATTAGTTGCATTGGACAATTTGTAGTACATAGTTGGGTCTAAGAAGCATTTTCTGCCTTCACTCGGAACATAGTTATTATCTAAGTTCGTTGCACAGTCAAACAATGCCGCAATAAAACCATTTGCACTTGTTGCCGCAGTCGCACTAGCGATGTTGGTATTTGTCACAGTTGAACCAGCACCATATCCTGTATCAGATACGTTTGCCGCCGCTTGTGACGCTAAGCCAATAGTTTGTAAAACGTGCTTGTCTTTAACAAAAGCTAAAGCTCTGCCAATTTCAGCAGAGTATGCACTTCTTACGTCCCAATGATTCTTAGCTTCTTCAATATTTGATAAAAATACTGAAGACATTAAAAGGTCATTAATTGTAATAACCTTTTCGTTGTGGTTTACATCAGAACCAGTAATTTCTGCTCCTGCTGTATGATAAGAAGCATCAATTCTGCCCATAACTGGGAAGGTTGCACTCTTACCACTTGAGATAGAACGAACCATCTCTTGTCCGCCTGTTTTTGAAGCTCTGTCAAAAGAAGTAAGAACTTCTCCTGCAAAAACTTTTAAAAACAATGCGTCTTCTGTTCCAGCTTTGTTTACTAGACCGACTGAAACGGGTGTTGCATTTGCCATAATATATTCTCCTTTGAATTTATGGATTGTTAATAAAAGCCTTGTATTTTCAGCTTCTTATACTAAATTGTCTTCCCGCAGGAAGGTCAAGTTAATCTACTTATCTACTTGGCAGTTGCCACCTATAAAGGTTGCACAACTATTTTTTATTTTTCTTATCAACTTCTTGAGCCTTATCAAGAAGGTCGTTTATATTCTTTAACGCTAAAGTAGATACAGTTAATTTATCATATCTATTTTTAATTGTGTCAAGAATATTATCGTGGTCAGGAATACCTACTGGATTTTTTAAGTAAGTATCAACAACCGAAGTATGTTCAGCAATCTCTGCTTCATACTTTTTCTTTAAAGCGTATAAAAACATACGTCTCCTTTTCTAATTAAGAAATGTTTAAACGTCCACTTGTGTCATAATTACTCATACCTGATACATTATTTACTGATGCTATCTTTTTAGTATTAGTAGAAGCAACGCTTTCTGTATCATTAACTATAGCTCTCTTATTTTTCTTAGTAGCTTTTTTAGCGGTTTGAGTAATTGATTGACTAGGTGCACTTATACACATTATCTTTTTTTCTTCTTTTTCTTTTTCTTATCTTTTTTCTTTTTTTTCTTTTTCGCCATTGTATCCTCTATTAGATTTTACTATTAGCGAGTTTATTTTTTACTTCAGCTTGATAAGCAGGGTCTTTAGCATATCTAGGGTCAGACATCGCTTGTGTCACTTGAGCCCAAGATGCAAAACCTTGTTCACCACTAGGAGATGCTTTACCTTCAACTAATGTAGGTTCACTTCCTGTTGATTGTGCATATCTTGCTTTAAGTCCTACTACTGCTAACTTCACAGCTTCTAAATCTTTGCTGTTTACCGCAGTATTGTAAGCCTGTTTTTCAGTTTCAGTTAAATTTTGACCAGCCCATTCAGACATACTATCATATGCCTCTGTGCCACCAACTAAGTTTTTAACTGTTGCTGATTGTTGGTCAGCTATTGCTTGTTGTCCTGCAATAAATCTGTCCACATATTCTTTTGGAATCCCTGCTTTTTCTAATGATTGATAAGAACCATCAGCAAGTTTGCCATCTTTAGCAAACTCCTCAGAGAGTGTTTCCATATTTAAACCTGCACTATCTACAGCCTTTGTAGCTATATCTAAATCAGATTTAGGTTGTTCTGCTTTTACTTCTTCTTTTACTTCAGTCTTTGAAACTGGGTCTACTGATTGTTCAGTAGGTTGAGATTGCTCACCAAGTTTTTTCTCTAACTCTGAATACGATTTGACTAATTCATCAACTGAGTTGAATTTTTCAGGCAAACCTTCAGGTTTACTTTGTGTAGGCTTCGTCTCTTCCACTGTTTTATCTGTAGTAGTTTCGGGACTTGTTATTTCCACTTTATCTACCATAAATTTTTTCTCCTAATTATTGTGGTTTCGTCATATTACCTGCAACGGGAGCAACGGCTTTCTCAGCCATTTGCATCATCTGCTGTTGTTGTTGTTGCTGTTGCATAGCTTCTTGTTCAGCCGCTAATTCTTCCTCACTCTTAATTAAACCTTCCATCTCTATACCTAAACTGGTAGCGATACGTTTAATTAAATCCGAAGAATTTAATGATTGAACTACTTGTGGATTAACCTGAGCTAGATTAACTATCTCAGCCACAAATTCTCTTAATTTTTGTAAATCATTTCCTCTACCCAATGCTTCAATACCTGTAATAATTGTAGGTGTAACTGAATCTTTAGGTAATGGTGGAATTTCTTTTGCTTCTTGCATACGTTTCATTAGTATTTTAACTAATGGTAATTGAAACTCTTGTGATAGTAATGAATATACACCACCCATAGCAGTTTCTAATTGTTCTGCCATATATCTAATTTCTTGAGCTGTTACTCTTTCAGCGTCTCTTTGTATTGCAGTGTGTAATAAGAAAGCATAAGACATACGCTCTTCTAATTTAGCAATACTTCTTTCAACTACTTGTAAATCATATTGTTTTTGTGCCTGTAATACAGAGACATCATCTTCAGAACCAGTAATAATATCACCATTTCTAGTAAGAGCTAAATCTCTTTTCTTTGTTACAGAATTAGGTTTAACCATAAATACTATTTTAGAAGAAGCCGCCGCACTTTCAACAAGTGCTTGAGACAATCCTTCTAATGATTTAAGGTCTCCTAAAAATTCTTCTACATAACCTCTACCATAATCTTCACCATCAACTCTAACCATTCTTAAAGCGGCGTAAGGCATTTGGTCTTTAGTAAAATTTCCTACTGATTCAGGAATTTTCATTCCATTTACTTCTTGACAAATATAAAATTTATTATTTTCTAATCTGTAAATATGTGTATATAATTCTATGTTTTCATCTTTTTTATACTCAGGGTCTTTTACTACTTTCTCCATCACTTCAAGAGGAAGACTTAATGGACTAATATTTTCTTTAATAACTATTTCTAATATATTTCCTGAAGCATCTCTATTACATACATAATGAGTGATAGGGAATACTCTCATAGTTCCATTTTTAGGAAGATAAGTTAATACATTTCCTGATACTATTAAATGTTTAAGAGCTTCAAATACACTAACTCTTAAAGCTAACTGTTCAATCTTTTTAGAAACTTCTCTTTCAATATTTGCTAAAGATTTTTCTATTTCTGATTTTAATTCTTTATTTTGTTCAAGTTC